CCACAAGTAGTTATGGTGAAACACAAACAACTAAAACTCTTAAATTTACAAGCAGACCATTAATATCTGAAGTCAGAGCTAATGTAGCTACTTCAGAAAAATTTAGAATATATAGTGACTTGGTGCAAATGAAATTTAATTACACACCAAACACAAGGGATATAGTAGATAACGATAATTTATATTCAATAACTTATCAAAATGTTGATTGGCGAATAGCTGATTCTAGTATATCTAATGATAGAATGAGTGTAACTTTAATATGTTACTTTAACAAACCAAGTGTAGATGTATAGATGGCAAACCAACAAGATGTTAGGGAATATGCACAGGCAATACAGGCACAATTATCTAGTATAGTTACGCCTATACCTGTATATGCTAATTTCAATAGAAATTATGCAACGCAACCTAAATTTATTACTTGGCAATTAAGAGATGTGCATCAACCAGTATATACTGGCAATATACAAAGTATTAAAGGCATAGATACACCTGTTTTTCAGATTAGTGTTTTTACACAAAATATGGCTGATGGTTTTGATACCGCTAACGATATTTTGCAATCACTACATGGCTATAGCGGAACTTTTGGTGGCGGTGGTCATAGTTTTAATGTTTCAAAAGCGGATGTAGTGTGGTTATATCATGGATACGACAATGAGATTGGGCTTCATAATATATTTATGGATTGCACCTTATACATACCATCATAAGAATTTTTAATTTTTTAATGTGAGGAAATAAATTATGGCACTTCCAAATAAAGTTTTACCAGGTTTTAGCGCAAGTCTTTATTGCCAATCAGGTGCAACTCCAACACCTTTAACAATAGCTGAATTATCAGATTGGACTGATGTTAATGCTATTGCTATTGATGCTAACCTTTTACCAGTTGAAGCTATCCCTGCTTTTGGTCAAGATGATGCAATGGCTAATTACAATGTTGCAGGCTCTCGTCAATCTGACAAGATTCCTACACAAGCCGCTCCAACATCAATGAGCATTACTGCGGCATGGAATCCTGCTGATACACAATTACTATTAATGCGCGATGATGCAGAAAACGGCACAATTGATAGAACTTTTGTTGTTTTAGCAACTGATGGCACAAACTATGTTGCTTATGCATTCAATGGTCGCGTAGGTCAATTCCAAGTTGATCCTAATCCAACTGCTGAAGCTAAATGTATGTTTACAGTCCATCCACGCGGCAACCAATACGGATGGTCTAACTCTTAATTAATCAAGGACAAGAAATGACAACACAAATAAAAAATAGCGATGATTTATTAAGTTATTTAGTGAGCCAAGCCAATTCAGGTCAAAAGAATTGGTTTGGTTTTGCTCAACAACGATTAACAGGCATTGCTTTAGCTCACGATATTGCTAAAAATCATGCTGATAAATTAACGCCCGAACAAGCCGTTGATTACGCTATTAAACTTAATAATACGATTTATCAAAAAATAATTAAGGCAGACTAATGAGCGTTAAATTTGCGGTCAATGGTTTAAAAGAAACTCTTGATGCATTTAAAGAATTTCAAGAACAGTTTGGCGACAAAGACGCAAAAAGCAAAGTATTAATACCAGCAGTTAGAGATGCCATGAAGCCTGTATTGGCTATGGCAAAAGCATTATCACCTAAAGACACAGGTGCATTGGATCGCTCTTTATATATCACCGCAAGGCGACCTACTAGAAAAGATATGAAATCAAGATATGTAACACCAAAAGATTCTGTTATATCTCTCGTTTCATCTCGACCAATTCCTAAAAAATTAAAGCAACAATTTCAAGCCGAATATGGTAATTTAAAAGGCAAGGAATACAAAAAGGCTAGAAGGAAGTTTTATACAGAACAAGGTGTTATGTTTGACGCTAGAGCTATAGCCAATGAATTTGGCACAGGCAATATGTCAGCCAAACCATTTATGCGAGTGTCATTAGAATCACAAGCTCAAATGGTAGCAACAAAGTTAGGTTTAATTCTTAAAGAAAAAATGGATTCTTACAAAACTAAAAATTTATAACAAAAAGGAAAAGATATGAGTAAATTAGGAAGTTTATTAGGCAAAGAATATGAAGATCACAAACAATCTATTCTTACGAGAACGCTAAAATTTAATGATGCTACTTTTAAAATAGTTATTCCTAGCGTTGCAAAAATTGAAGCAATTTATAATTATAAAAATTCGCCTAATCTTGAAAAGATTGAATCTATTTATCAGCAATTAAAAGCTAATTTAGTTATTAAACCTGAAGATAAAGTTGAAGAAAAAGAAAATGACATTGTAGTAAATGGCAGATCAATGAGAGAATCTGCAACCAATACGCATTTAACTCAATATCAAATTTTAGAATATTTTAAATTTATTGTTCCTCAAGAAGGACAAGATATTAATACTCTAACTTATGAAGATATTAATGCAGAAATACCATTACAAATTCAAATAGAATTTATGAATAAAATTAATGAAGTTTTAAGTCCTGACTATAAGGAAATTAGTTCAAAGTAAAAAGCTCGTTAAGAACCCAAGTGCGGGCGGCGATGGTATTTAACGGGCATACACAAGATAATATAGACGCACTAGATGAGCAGATATTTAACGAAATTGTTGTTATGTATGCTGATGGGTTGATTGGAAATAAAAATCTTATAACAACTCTAGGAACGCTTACTGCTGGGGTATTTAATTATATGCGACCAAGTAACAGTTCACTTTATAATCTAAAAGGCGTTATTGGTAGTGCTTATGGTTATATTTATGAAGATAAAGAAGTTAGTCCTAGCGATGCATTATTGACATTTATGAGCCAAGCACCAAACTTTAAAATAGACAGATTTAAAGGTAAATAACTATGGCAATTATTTCAAGATTAGCGGTTCTACTTGGGCTTGATGCAGGCGAGTTTAATGCTGGTTTAGGCAAAGCTAAAGATAAAGTAGAAGGCTTTTCTGCTTCGGCTAAAATTGGACTTGCGGCAGTTAGCGCTTCTTTTGTTGCGCTTGGTCGTTCTGCTATTCAATATGCTGATCAAATATCGCAAGTAGCTCAAGCTAATGATACTGCAATCCATGATGTATTAGCTCTTAATGAAGCTTTGCTTGTTGCAGGTGGCGGAGCTGATTCTGCTGGAAAGCTATTTGCCGCATTTAATAATAAAGTTGATGAAGCCGCATCAGGCTCGGACAAAACTCGCGCAGTATTTCAAAAGCTTGGAGTATCCCTTGCTGACATTGGCAATTTACCTACAGATAAACTTCTTGAAAAAACTCTTAAACAATTAAGCGCAATCCCTGATTCAGCTACTCGATCAGCTAAAACTGTAGAGCTTTTAGGAAGGGCAATGCGAGGGCTTGATGTCAGAGAAGTATATGAAGAACTTATGGCGGCGCAAGGTAAATATACGGCAGACATGGACAAATCTTTTTACCAAGTAAAACAAACAATGGATGTTTTAACCGCCGCTTTTACTGATTTAAAGACTTCATTTATTATTAGTTTTGGTCCTGCAATTGAAGGTTTAATTGTTTTATTTACTAAATTAACTTGGGCAATAGCTGGCACATTTTCAGGCTTAAAAGATATATTTACTCTTAATTTTGATGCAATTAAAAATTGGGATTTTGGTGTGGGAAAAGAAAAAGAGCTTGAAGAAAAATTAAGAAAGATTAGAGAGCAAAAACCGCCATCAAGCGGAGCAGGTGGCAGAACTCTTGAGCCAGGTGAGCTTGCACAAAAGCAAGAAGAATATTTTAAAAAAGAATTAATGATTTCTGAAGCTAAAAGACAGAGATATAAATTAGAATCTGAATTAGCATTCTTATCACAAAATGAAAAAAAATTACAATTAGATTTATTTGATATTGAACAAAAGCGTTTGCAATTAACTTTAGGCGATCAATTTGGTCGAAAGATGACAAAAGAGCAAGCGGCGGAATGGGCGCAAACAGAAATAAATAGAGTTAAACAAGAATATGATCTTGCTCAACAACAAAGAACTTTTGAATATGGTTGGCAAAAAGCTTATGCAAGTTATGTTGAAAATGCTACCAATGCCGCTAAATTAGGTGAACAAGCATTCGTATCTGTCACTTCAAATATGGAGCAAGCATTAGATCAATTTGTTACTACAGGCAAACTTAAATTTGGTGATTTAGCTCGTAGCATTATTGCAGACCTTATTAAAATTCAAATGAGAGCGCAACTAACTTCTTTATTTAAAGGCTTGAGTGGTATATTTGGTGGCGGTGGTGGCGGTGATGGTGGTTTATTTGCAACTGCACCAAGCGCAGGTGGACTTAAATTATTTGCTAATGGTGGCGATCCACCTGTTGGAGTTCCTTCTATTGTTGGTGAGCAAGGCCCTGAATTGTTTGTCCCTAAAACCGCAGGAACTATCATTCCTAATCATCAATTAGGTTCTACTATGGGCAATCAACCGCAAGTAGTTTATAATGGCCCTTACATTGCTAATATGAGTGCTATTGATACACAGTCAGGCTTACAATTTTTGGCTAAAAATAAACAAGGTGTTTGGGCTAGTTATCAATCAGCTCAAAGATCACTACCTCAATCGAGATAATATATGGCAACTCTAAATACAATCCTTTCCATATCTGAATCTGTAGGTATTGAAGATCAAAGATTTATCGGTCAAATGATGAGCCGAAATCAAAGAATTGCTACCTCTGAAATTATTGGAGTGCAACCTTTTGGCTTTGACATGAAGCCTATGAATTATCTTTTATATTCTCAAAATAGGCCATTGCTTTCAGCATTAAGAGCGGCTGATCGAGAGTTTGAACAATACCTTAATTTTGGCTCAACAGGTTGGGTTAATTATATTGCTTATCAAGGCGATATGAGTTCTGCTGAAATTACCGCTTGTCAATATCAAATTACTTCAGCAAATAAAACTATTGTGTTAGGTTCACTACCTACAATGGGCGCTACAGAATTTATTGTAAAGACAGGTGACTTCTTACAGATTGATCGCTATGCTTATATAGCGACTGCCAATGTTCAAAGAGGTGGCGGTTCTACAGTTAATATTCCTGTTCACAGAACTATTATGACTACACTTGCAAGCCCTATGTTTGCAGTTATTGGTCAATATGGCATTACACAATCAATAGGTGGCAACACTTATACAGGCGTTACATTTCCTGTCATTCTTCAGCAATATCCTAATTACACTCTTATCCCAATGACGAACGATTCATTTATTCAATGGTCAGGATCATTTAAAGCTATAGAAGCAGTCTTATAATGGCAAACAATATACCACCAATACAAAATACGAATAATATAAGGATGGCGGATTTTATCCGCATTACTACTCAAGATTATTTAGGTGTTACTCAAATTTATCGTTTAGCTTCTACTCCTTCTGTATTAACTATTCCTGCCGTTGATGCATTACCTTTTGATGCACTTGGCTCATTAGTTAAAGTAGGTGATGCAACTAGAGATATTAAATCAACTGCTAATGAAACTTCCGTTACTTTGGTCGGTATTGAAACCGCTCAATTAGGATTTGTATTAAGTAATAAAATTAAAGGTTCTTTGATTGAAATGTGGCATGGATTTTTTGATGATAACAATGAGCTTATAACTACAGGTGGCACAGGTGGCCTTTATAAGTTTTTTACAGGCTATGTAAATTCATTTAATATTACTGAACAATGGTTTGAAGAAGGTAGAATGTATGTTGGTATTATTAATGTAACGGCTTCAAGCATACAAATTATTTTACAAAACGGAACTTCAGGAAGATATACCAATAACAATTCATGGCAATTTTTTGCGGCTGGCGATACTTCAATGGATAGAGTTGCTGTCATTCAAAATATTAATTACTTCTTTGGTAAGGATCGCGATCCAAGCGTTTATAGAACTTGATAAGACAAGCTAATAAATACGACATAGATAAGATAGTAGACTTAATTAAAGATTTTGCCATTCAATCAAATAATCCTATGGCGCATAATCCTTTAAAATGGTCTAAAACTTATGTAATTCAAGTCATTACAAATATATTAGCAGGACAAGGATTTATATTAATTAATGAAAAACAAACAGGAATATTAATAGCAATGAAAGTGCCTTGTTTATGGTGTCCTGACACTTATCAATTACAAGAAGTTTTGATGCATAGTAGAAGTAAAATTATTTTAGTAAGGTTAATTAAAGAGTATATGAGAATAGCAAATTGTATGTTTTTTGAAGATGAAATATCTGAAGCTATTATAGGTTCGTATGGTGATACTAATTTAGAAAAATTTGGAATGACTAAAACACAAAATCTTTGGCGAATAAATAATGGTTGATAAAGTTGCAAAATTTTTCGCGGCATTTGATCCAATTAGCTTTGCAATTTCAATGGTTGTATCTACAGTATTGTCAAAAATATTTGCGCCTAGTCCGCCAAGTTTATCAACTCAACAACCTGAACCTAATCCTGGCTCTCGCGCACAAACTCCGCCTGCTGGAAGCAATAAACTTCCTGTAATTTATGGTCATGCTTGGGTAGGCGGTATTATTACAGACCTTTCTATTACAAACGATAATCAAACACTTTATTATGTATTTGCTTTATCTGAAGTAACCAATACAGAATCATCAAGTGTTGGCGGTCCTGATAATATAACTTTTGGCGATGTATATTGGAGTGGGAAAGAATGTATATTTGATGGCACAGATTTAACTAAAGTAGTTAAATTGCGCGATCCTAGCACAAATCAAGATCAAGATATTTCAGGATACATGAATATTTATTTTTATAAAAATGGATCAAACGAACCTGCTAATTCATCTTTAACTGCTATTCAAGTAATGAATGAAGCAGGATTAACTTACACTTGGGACCCTAACAAATTAATGACTAATTGCGCTTTTGCAATTATAAAACTTAAATATTCACAATCAAGAAATCTTGTAGGTTTATCTGCTACTAATTTTGAAGTAACCAATGCTAGAGCGGCGCCAGGTGATTGCTTTTTAGATTACTTAACTTCTACTCGTTATGGCGCATCAATTCCTTTAGCTAGTATTGATACTGCAAGCTTAACGGCTTTAAATTCTTACTCTAATGCTCCCATCGGCTTTACAACTTACACAGGCGGATCATCAACTATATCAAGATTTGCATTTAATGGCCAATTAGATACCGCTCAAAAGATAATGAAAAATATTCAATCAATGGCTGATTGTTGCGATTGTTTGGTTAAATATAATGAAATTACAGGGCTTTGGGGTGTGATTGTTCAAAGCCCAACTTATACTGTAGCTATGGATATTAATGATAGCAACATCATTGGCGCTATTACAGTTAGCCCTATTGATATTTCTAATTCATTTAATATTATTGAAACAAAATTTCCTGATGGCGATCAACAAGATTCATTTAATGCCGCAACTTTTGATTTAGCAGTGCTTAATCCATCTTTAATGTTTCCTAATGAGCCTATTAATAAACAATCGGTTAGTCTTTATTTAACTAATAATAATGTAACGGCTCAATATATTGCTAATCGTATGCTTGAAGCGGCAAGGGAAGATTTACAAATTCAATGCGAAATTAATTATATTGGGCTTGAATTAGAAGCTGGCGACATTGTTACAGTAACAAATACCAATTATGGTTGGTCAGCTAAACTATTTAGAATATTAAAAGTGGTTGAAAAGTTTGGTGATAACGGAACTGTAACGGCTTCATTAAATTTGTCTGAATATAATCCTGCGGTTTATGATGATTATAATGTTACTCAATTTACACCTGCCCCAAATACAGGACTTTCTAGCCCTACAACTTTTGGCACAGTTTATTCGCCTATAATTACCGCACAATTTC